ACCTCGCCGCGATGGAGGCCCGCATCGAGGAGGCAGAGACCCGCCTCGCCCAGGTCACCGCCGAGCGTGACCAGCTCGCCGCCCGCGCCCCCGCAGAGCCCGCCACGCCGGAGCCCCCGTCGTCCCTGTCCCCCAACGCGCAGGGGGCCCTCGCCATCCTCTCCACGACCCGCGGCACCTCGCCCCACGAGATCGCTACCCGGAGCCACATCCTGCGCCGCAGCGTCCCCCACGCCCTCGCCGAGCTGCGCGCCGCGGGACTGGCCTACGAGAGCACCCCGGGCCTGTGGAGGCGCCGGTGAACGAGCGCCCACGCACGCCCATCCACGCCGGCACTCGGCACGGCCGCCTGGTGGTCGAGGGCCCCGCTCCAAGGCGCCGCCGCATAGATCGCACACTACCCGCCTGGTGGTGCGTGTGCGACTGCGGCGAGCGGGTCTCCGTGGCCGCGGACAACCTCCGGCGCGACAACACCCGCTCGTGCGGCTGCCTCGGTCGCGAGGCCAAGGAGCGCCGCCGCCTCGCGGTCCCCGTGGGCGAGCGATTCGGCAGGCTCGTGGTCGAGGGCCCCGGCCCCGATGGCGCCGCCGGTGAGTCCCGCTGGCTCTGTCGATGCGACTGCGGGACGCCCAGGGCGGTCTACGCCCACGACCTCAAAAGAGGGCACACAAAGACCTGCGGATGCCGGAGGAAGTCGTTATGGGCTACAGCAATCCCCACACCCGTTACCTGACCCTGGAGGGATTCGCCACCCTCTCGCACCGGGTCCGCTTCCTGCTCCGGGCCTGGCAGCGCCGCACCTCGGAGGAGGAGGTAGCGCACCGCGGGGGCGTGTCCGTGGACCTACTCCGGCGTCTGCTGGCCGGCGGCAGGGCCCCCGCGGAGCGTCTCGCGGGGCTCCAGCTCCTCTCGGCGGAGGAGCCTCCCGCGTCGCTCCTCTACCCCTGCCGCACCAAGGGCTGCCCCGTGCGATTCGACGCCCCCGACGCGCAACTCCGCTACTGCCCCGAGTGCAAGGCGAAGTCGGAGGCCGCGAAGAAGGCAAAGGCCCTCGAATGGCACCGGCTGCACAAGCACGAGCGCCCCGAGCCCCCCGAGCGTCCGGCGAAGAAGCCCGTCCTGGCCTCCCCCTGTCCCGAGTGCGGCACTACGCGCCGTCGAGAGGGGGCGCTGCTCTACTGCCCCAAGCGGTGCGACGGCGGGCTCGTGCTCATCAAGAGGGCGTCATGACCCGCGGACGGAAGCCCATCGACATGATCGGCCGGCGCTTCGGCCGCCTCACCGTCCAGGAGCCGGCGCCGGTGCGCGATTTCCTCTCCGGCCGGCGCTCCGCCTGGTGGTGCCTCTGCGACTGCGGGGCCCGCACCAACGTCACCGGTAGCAACCTCCGCTCGGGGCAGATTCGCTCGTGCGGCTGCGGTCGCCGGGGGAAGACCGGACGGAGGCCCCTGGACCTGACGGGACAGCGCTTCGGCCGCCTGCTGGTCGGAGACCGCGCCCCCGATCAGCACGGCCACAGCCGCAAGGCGTGGCACTGCCGCTGCGATTGCGGCGCCGAGGCCGTCGTCACGACCACCGCCCTCCGCTCCGGCAACACGCGGTCCTGCGGCTGCGCTCGTGGGAGGCGCCTGTGATCGCGCCACCCACCACCCTCCGCCTGTCCGCCGAGGAGCGCACCTGGCTCCTGTGGATCCGGACGAAGACCCGCCTCCCCACCTTCGCCGCTCCCTGCCGCTGGGCCCTCGCCCTCTCGCTGGCGGTGCCCTCCGACCCGCCGACGCACCAGCTCCCCGGCGATGGCCTGGAGATCACCTGGGCCACCCTCGGCGGGCGCTACGCCCCGCTCTACTGGGCGTGCATCGTGGAGCGCCACGGCGACGCCGCGCCGCAGGCGCTGCGCGCACACCTCCACCGGGGGATCGGACTCTTGCGAGGGGAGCGTGGCCTCAGCCCCGCGGGCCTCCTCTCGCTGGTCGCCGGGAGGAAGTCATGACCCGCACCGCCCGCTCCCCCTGGCGCCCTCAGCACCCTCGCCCCCTGGAGGCCGCCTACCTCCGCGAGCGCGACGCGGCTCCGGACCCCACGCCGATCTGCGACGCCTGCGGGGCCCGGGTCGCCGTGGTCTACCGGGATGTGGTCGAGGGCATCGCGTGCGACCGCTGCCCTACCTGCCACGAGGAAGGAGCGGAGCCGTGATCCGTCGCCTCATCCTGTCACGCGCCGCCATCGCCGACCTCCGCGGACGGCTCCCCGTGGACCCCGACGCCACGACCCGATTGCAGCGCATCGTACTCAACCAGGAGCGCGGATACTCTCTCGCCGAGGCAGAAGACGCCATGAGCGCCGCCGTCCGGGACTATCGCGCGTTGCACCTCGCCGTCCTGGAAATGCTAGCCCGGTGCCCGTCGTGTGCGTGCGGCGCCGTTGCCACGGTGGTGGACCACGCAGCCAAGCGCGACGCCTGCGACGCCTGCCACACGGGCACCACGACCGATAGGCCGTGGGCCGAGGTGCTGCGCGCTGTGGCCAGTCTGACGACGCTACCGGGCGGGGTGACACCGTGACCCAAGGCATCCTCGAAATGCTGGCCGGCCTCGCCCTCCTGGCGCTGGCGGTCGGTAGCAGCCTCGCCGTCTCCGGGAGGGAGAGGCGGTAGCCCCTCGCCCTGTCCACCGCGCCCCCGTCGCCCCGGAGAACCGGAGCCCGGGGGCTGTGGCGGTATGGAGCCCCTCTACCTCACCCGCGAGCAGGTTGCCGCCCTGCTCCACTGCTCGGAGCGCACCGTGCTCCGGAAGATTGACCCCCACTTCCCACCAGAGCGCCTCTCGGGGAGCCCGCTCTACCACCGAAAGAAGCTGCTCGAATGGCTCGAAAGCCGCGAGGATTCCAAATCGTCCAGCAAGACGGCGTCTTCTTCGTCAGGTTCCGCCACGAGGGGCACCGTCACAAGGTCTCCCTCCGCACGGGCGATCCTGGCGAAGCTGAGCGCGCCGCCCCGAGGGTGTACGCCGAGGTCGTCGAAGGGCGCCGGCACCCGCGCAGCGTAGCCACCGTCGCCGCTCCGCTCCCGGAGCTGTGTGCATCCTGGCTCGCCAGCCTCGAAGGCCCCGGGGGGCTCGACCCGAAGACCCGCGCGACGTACCTCGGCTACGCCCGGCGCTGGCTCGCGCGGTGGGAGCGCCTCGCGGACCTGACCTCCTCGGCGCTCCGTGCCTACCTCCGGGATCGCCTGGGGGAGGTGAGCCGCAAGACCGCGCGGAAAGAAAAGTCCGCGCTGTCGGGCTTCCTCCGCTGGTGCCTTGACCAGGAGCTGCTCGCCGAGGTGCCCGCGCTCTCCCTCCCCGCCCGTGCCGCCGGCACCCGCCAGCGAGACCGCCGCCCGGTGCCCCTGAGCCCCGAGGAGGTCGCCCGGCTGCTGGCGGCGCTGCCCCCCTGGAGCCCTCGCCCGGTGCGCGGGGGGAGCCTGTACCCCGTGCGAGCCTACGCCGAGTTCCTGTACGAGACGGGCCTGCGCCCCGCGACCGTCGCCCGGCTGGTCCGCCCCCGGGCCTGGGATCGAGGACGCCGCGAGCTGGTGATCGGCGACGACCAAGACAAGGCTCAGATGGGCCGGGCGGTGCCGCTGAGCCGCCGCGCTGTGGAGCTGCTCGAAGAGCACGCCCCGCTCGGGGAGGGCCCGCTCTGGGGGCGGTACCGGATGGACAAGCTCTTCAGGATCGCAGGGAAGGCGAGCGGCCTCGACGCGGACCGGGCCTCGCGGGTCTGTCCCTACGACCTTCGGCATGCGCGCCTCACCCACCTCAGCGATGCGGGGGCCACGAGGGGAGGGCTCCAGCTCCTGGCCGGGCACCGGAGCGCCGGCACCACCGATCACTACCTCCACCCGCAGGCGGAAGGGGCCCGCGCCGCGCTCCTGGCGCTGGACCCGCCAGCCCGGTGCCCTGCCCTCGACGGCGCCTGCGGGGGGAAGGCTATCGGGACCGGAATCGGGACCGGAACCCCCGGAGGGCCCCCCTGTCGAGGGCCCGGGAGGGGAGGGGATTGCCCTGTAATATTCAGGACTTGTGCGCAAGGAGGGACTTGAACCCACACGCCGTGAGGCGTCGGAACCTAAATCCTCCACAGGTACGGAAAGGCCGCTAAACCGCGGGGTACGTCACGCCAGGATGTGCCCCCGGGGGCCCTATCGGGACCGGGATCGGGACCGCGGTCCCGTCGAGTCTCAGCGCCGCCGGGACCCCTCGGCGAGCAGCTCCCGGGCGAGCTGGTCCCCGGTCTCTGCCACCAGCGCCGCGACCTCGCCCACAGGGAGCCGGTCGGTCGCCGGCGCCTCATCGTCCACGATCACGACCGGGGGACTCGACGGGCGATCCTCCGGGGGCGGCACCGTCGTGGCCCCCGCGGCGGCCTCCAGGAAGAGCCGTCGATTCTCCGCGTTGCGCGGGGTGACCCCCGGGTTGTCCTCGTCGCGGATCCGGCACTGCTCGGCCGCGGTGGTCCAGTCCTGGGCGTGCAAGGCCGCCTCGAATCGAGGCCATCCCTGCGCCGCCGCGCCCACCGCCCAGGCCCAGGAGCAGACGGCAAGCTGCGCCTGCCAGGGCCACCCGGGGAGGCCAGGCCACCGCCTCACCAGCGCCCTCACCGTCGAGTCCAGCCGCGCCCACGTGAGGGCGTCGAGGTCGGCTCCGGTGAGGCGCAGCCGGGCCACCCTGCCCGCAGCGGCGGCGCCCTGCTGGGCGAGCGAGGGACGGGCCTTCAGCGCGCGCCACTCGGCGGCGATCTCACTCGGGGAGGCCTGGCGTCCGTCGAGCTGGAGGGGGAGCCGCATGGCGAGCTCCACGGGGTCCACGAGCACGCCGGCGCCGATGGTGACGAGGCCCCGGATGTCGAGGTACATCCACGGGATCCTGCCCTCGTACCGCTCCGTGTGGCGGATCCAGTGATCGAGCACCTCCGGGGCGAGGACGGCGCGGCTCACGGCTTCACCCCGATGGCCGCCCAGGGCATCCCCTTGCGCTCGCCCACCTGGAGGCAGGGTAGCTCCGTCGCGTCCGCCGTGTAGAGCAGGGGGCGCCCCGAGAGGATCCACCGCCCGTGCGCCTGGGTGAGCCGGTGCCTCCCGAGGGCGACGCGGGTGCAGCCCTTCGCCCCCGGCCTGGGGTTGCGCGGGTCCAGCTTGCCGCCCCCGACGCACACGATGTCCTCGCCATCGACCTCCACGACCACCTCGACGTGCTCGTCCCCCTTGCCGCTCCCGACCGTCCACCACGTACCGGGGCGGAGGTCGGGGCGCTCCTTGCCGGCGCCCTTGTAGACGCCGCGCTGCCGCGCGAGCTGCTCCAGGTAGGCCACGCTGTCGTACCGCTGCCAGCGTGGCTCGCGCAGGGGATCGCAGGCGATCTTGCCGCGCCACCCTCTCACGAGCCCGTCGACCTCCGCGATGAGCAGGATCGCCGCGACGACGAGGGCACACGAGGATTGCTCCGAGGCCATGAGCACCGCCCGCTCCTCGCTATCCCACGGCGCCAGGAGCCGCGAGTAGTCGCGCCGGGTGGCCTCGTCGCCCCACGACAGCCCCACGAGGCGGTGAGCCGCGAGGCCGATGGCGTCTGCGCTCACAGGAGCCTCCAGACGCGCAAGGCCAGCCCCGCCAGGGCTAGCCCGGCGAGGCACAGCACGATGGCCGTGGCCCGGTCGCGGCTCACCGGAGCACCCGGACCAGCTCGGCCGCCCGCTCGATGGCGAGGGCCCCGCACTCCTGGTCTTGCTCCTCGCGGCAGCGGTCGAGGGTCTTGAGCACCGCCCGCCCCTCCGCAGCCGCGGCGGCGAGCACGTGCGCCGCCTCCTCGCACGCGGGCCTCTTGTCCTCCGCGGCGAGGCTACACGCAGCCAGCGCCACCGGAGCCACGCGCTCTACGCGCTCGATGACCTCCGCCAGCCGCGCCGCCGGGTCGGGGTTGGGCTCCGGCGAGGCAGAAGGCAGCGGCTTGCACGACCACCAGGCGCAGCCGACGAAAAACCAGACGAAGAAATCGAGGTGCTTCATGGTGCCTCTTTGGACGGAGGGAGAGGGTTGCTGCTGGGCGTCGAGGGGAAAATCAGGTCGACCACCTCCAGGGCGACCTTTGCAGAGCCAACGCCCGCGAGCGGCTTCAGCAGTCCCCGGAGCACCGGCGCGACCTTGTGGGCCACGACGATCAGCGCCGCGAGGCGAGGCCACCGCAGCGCCTGGTCACGGGTGAGCCTCACCTGGGCCAGCGCCATCAGCGCCAGCGCTAGCACCGCGCCGCACGCCTGGAGCGGATGGGCCTGCGCCCACGTGATGAGGAGTTGAATATCGGTCACGTTTGTCGAGCCTCCATACGTTTGCCGCGATGATATTTGCTGCGATGGCGGCGAGCGCCAGCAGCGTCGTTTGCCAGCCCCACGCTTTCCACGCGCGAGCCATTTCCCGGTCGTGGTCAGCGCGAAGCTGGGCGTTTTCCGCGGTGAGCGCGGCGCGGAGCTGGGCGTTTTCCGCGGTGAGCGCGGCGATCTTGTCTTCGAGCTTGGCGTTCGATTCCTGCATCTCCACAAGCGCATCCGCCACCGCGTTCTCAGCGGAGTCGAGACGCTCCCGGAGATCGGGCGGTGGCGGGACGCTGCGGAGGGCGCTCATCAGGGGATCCAGAACCGACCGACCTCGGGAGGGCTGGTGCTCTTGCGAGCGCGCCGCGCGATCACCCGGACCGCGTGCTGGTAGTTGTTGTCCCCGATGGGCTGGCCGGGCTGGTATTCCTTCTTCTCGATATCGTTCAGGTAATCGTTATCGTCCGGGCCCACGTCGACGTTGATGTCGTAATAGACGATGCCCTCGATATCCTTCGCGCCGCTCACCACCACGCAGGGACGATTCTCGCCAGAAGCGAGGCCAAAAAGCCCAATGTCACCGATGTTTGCCATGCCGAACCACCTTTCAGAACACGTTTACGATCACGATGCCTGCGGAGCCGGCTCCGCCCGCACCTGAAGCAAAGCCGTTGAGGGAGGCGCCACCGCCGCCGCCGCCCGCGCCGTAGACGCCACCAGCAGCGCCCGCGCCGCCCGCGACACCCGAGCCCGAGCCACCACCGCCACCACCGCCGCCGCCCTGGCTGCTCCCGGTGGGGGCCGCAGGTCCAGGACCGCCCGCGCCGGCCACAGCGCCCGCGGTGCCACCCGCGGCGCCACCCCAGACGGTCCAGCGAGCGCCGCCGGCGCCGCCGCCAGAGGTCGCGTTGGCCGAGGTGATGCCGCCGCCGCTGCCACCACCGGCACCACCGCCCACCGACGCGGTACCCGCGACGCCGACGAGCCCCGTGGTCGAGGCCGTGCCGCCGTTGCTGCCCGCCTGCTCGCCGGTGCCGCTGCTCCCGCCGGTGCCCGTCGTGGCGGTGCCGCCAGAACCCAGCCCTCCGCCGAGCGCGCGGATGTGCGAGCCGAAGGAGCTGTTTGCACCCGCAGTGCCGCCGTTGCCGCTGGTGTCGGCGGTCCCTGCCGCCGCACCGCCAGGACCACCGGAGCCCACCGTCACGGTCTCGGTGACCCCCAGCGCCGCCGCCGCGATGAAAAAGGGCCCGGCTCTGCCACCGCCCGCGCCACCGCCACCGCCACAGCGGACCGTAGCCGCTGCGCCCTGGCGTCCGCTGCCTCCGCCGCCGCCGCCCGCCACCATCTCGACGAGCACGCCGGAGAATGTGCCCACGGGCTCATTCCAGGTAGCGGCGCCCGGGGTCGTGTAGACGAACGCGATGGGGCGGACCTTCCAGACAGCGGCGCCCGCGGTGGCGTCGATCAGGTCATAGGTGTAGCCGTAGCCCACCCGCGTATCGACCCAGACGGAGCCCACGGTGTAGCCCGCGGCGGAGTCGTCGGAGACGGTCGGCGCGGCGCCGGTGCGGTTCACCCGGGGGCGCACCTGCGCAACGGTGAGCCTGACGGTAGCGCCCCCCTGGACTGCGGGGATCGCCTCGGTGCCCGCAGGCTGCGTGCCTGCGGAAAGTGCAGAGATTTTCGTGTCAGCCATGGTCGATCACTCCAGAAGGATTCGGTCACCGGACTCAAGAAGGAGGTTGTCGCCGCTCTCCAGCAGGAGCCCATCAGCAGGGGGCGGAGGACCGCCGCCGCCCGCGGGGGCCTGGAACGGAGGGGCAGGGACGGGGGCAGGGATGAGCGCCATCAGATCCCCCGGAGCAGCACGAGGTTGGCGGCGCTCACCGCGGTCCCCGTGGCCATGATTTGCACGATTTGCGCGCCGTAATCCTGGCCCGCCACGCCCAGGATTTGCGAGCTGTTGCCGTCCTCGTCGATGACGGTGACCAGCCCTGCGGCGAGGAAATGGAGCCCGTGCGCCGGCACCATCAGCTTCTTGGCGTCGGAGAGCGCAGAGCCCGTGGTGCCATCGGCCAGGAGGACAGAGGACGCGCTCTGACGGAGGACAGGGATGAGTTTGGCTAGGAATGACATTCACGGCTCCTCGCTGGTCAAGGACCAGTCTTTGGTGGTGGAAATCGGGCGCTTCGGAGCGCTGACGGGGGGCGCCGGCTGGTTGCTCTGCGCGGGCGGCGCGTAGCTCGCCTGAATCGCCTGGATCGAGGCCGGCGAGAGCGACGGGTGACCGACCACGCCCAGGAGCTGCGAGAGCTGGAGCGCCTGGCGGTAGGGCAGGGGCTCTTCGCGCGTCGAGAGCTGCGTCTGCACCTCGGTGCGGATCTGCTGGTAGAGCCCCGGGGCGGCCACCCGGAGCGCCTCCACCTCGGTGCGCTGGAGGGTGCCCCGCTCGAGCGACTCCAGGACGCTGAGGGGATCCGCCACGACGCGCGCCGCGGTCACCAGCTCGTCGAGCTGGGCCTTGGTGAGCCGGGGCGCCTCGGCCTGCGGCGTGAGGGTGTTCTTCTGGTTCCCGCTGAGGGGGATCTTGCTCAGGAGGTACGTCGTTGCCCGCTCGCTGGCGCCGAGCTGCCCCCGGAGCGTCGCCGCGACCTCGGGAGGCGCCGCCGCCATGGCCGCCCCGATGGCCTGGCGCTGCTGCTCCGCGCTCTGCTCGATGGTGGCGCGGATCTTGGCCGTCTGCTGCGGCGACGCACCACCCGGGGGCGCCCTGCGGTCCACCGCGCGAGGCCCCACGGGGGCGAGGCTCCGGCCGAGAAGCGCGGTGCGGGTGGCAGCGTCCGCGGCGACGATGGGGGCGATGCGGTTCGTCGCCTTCGCGGTGCCGGAGAGCATCTTGCCCACGCCCTGGGCGATGGAGCTGTCCACCAGCGACGCCACCATGCGTGTCTCGCCCTGGGCGTAGGCCCGGAGCGCCTGGGAGACGATCTGGTCGCCAAATCGCTTGTTGAGGTTGGCGAGGACCGCCCCGGTGCCGGCGCCGATGACGCCCCCGATGGCAGCCCCAGCAGGCCCCGCAACGGCGCCTCCGATGGTGGCCCCCAGCGAGCTCCCGGAGCCCCCGGCGATCATCGACGACAGGGAGAAGGTGAGGTTTTTGGTCTCCGCCTTGACCCCTGTGGTCACCGCCTTCTCCAGCATCATCGCCGCCGCGTAGCGGGTGCGGGCGGCGGCGTACTGACCGGCAAGGTCGCCGCCGATGTCCTGGGAGACACGCGCCGCCCCGGCGCCGATCTCCTCTTCGAGCAGCGAGCGGAAGGCGTAGAGCTCCTCCGCCGCGGGGGCCTGCGGGTTCCGACGGAGCACCTTCCCAAGCTGCGAAGATAGGTCGTGCAACGAGTCGAAGCCGACGCGGTAATCCTTGAGCTTTTCGAGCTGCCGGATCTGCTTCTCGACGGCGCGGGCCTCGGCTCCGGCAAAGATGTTGGCCTCCAGGGGGGCGAGCACCTCCGCGCGAGCTCGCGCCGCGATGGCGCGGATGTCGGCCCCGATGCCCCGGGCGTTCGCGTCGATGGTCTTGAGCGTCGCACCCATGGTGGCGCCGATCTCGTCGGCTGCCGCCTCGACGCCGGCCTTCATCTGCTCGCGCGAGAGGACGGCGCCTTCGGACTTGCCCAGAGCTCGGGGCGCATCCTTGATCAGAATGTCGTCCGCGGCCTGGCGGAGCTCGGGGCTCGCGTCGATGATCTTCCCGAGCTCCGTCGAGGTGCCCCCGGTGCTCTTCAGGGTCTTTTCGCGGGCATACGCGAGCGCGTCATCCGCCAGCGAGCCGGGGCCCCCCGGCACCACCTTGCCGGCCAGCCTCCGGGCTCCCGACGCCGCCCCGGACAGGGCCGCCCCCGCCAGCGGGAGAGCTCCACCGAACGCCCCGCCGAGCAGGGCCCCGTGGCCGAAGGCTTCCGCCACCCGAGCCGCGCTGGTCTCGCGCTCTTGCAGCGTGGCCTGAGAGAGCTCTCTCCCCCCCTCGATGGCGCCCATTTCCGCAGCCCCGACGGCGGCGCCGGCCAGGGCACGAGCGGCCAGCCCGCCCTCGACGGCGCCGAGCTTCACCGCGCCACGGGTCGCCAGGCTCCCGAGGCCCGCGCCGCCACCGGTGGCCAGGAGGGAAGCAATGTTGCCGCCAAGCTCGGTGGCCGTCGAGGTCGCGGGGTTGGCCTCCTGGAGCTGCCGGAGCCCTGCGGGTAGCGTGGGGTCGATGGCGCCGGCCACGACATCGGAAAGCCCCAGCGTGGCCCCGCGCGCGAGCCCTGCGGCTGCCGCCGCCGTCTGCCCCGCGCCGCCGCCGTACACCTGGCGCTCCTGGTCCGCCAGGAGGGTGCCGCGGTCGATGACATCGGCGCCGCCGCTACGGATCGCCTCCTCGGCTCGCTGCGGGTCCAGCTCGGCCGCGCTCCCGTCGGGGAGGCGCACCGGGACGCCCCTGAAGTTGGGCTGGTTCTTCGAGACCGTGTACCCGTTGGCGAGGTAGTCCCGGAGCGTGTCCCCGCCGGTGCGGTACTCCTGGCCGTCTGGCCCGGTGACGTAGACCTCGGGGGACTCGGCCATCAGCGCCTTACCTTCGTGGCGCCGCTCTGGCGGAGCTGGTTCTCGTACCGGAGCCGCATGGTGCCGCGGAGCTTCTTGAACGCCTCGACGCCGTCGGGCCCGATGATCCCCTGCTGGTTGGCGATGGCCTTCATGTCCTCCAGCTCGCTCGGGTTCACCACGCCGCTGTTCAGCAGCGACCCGCCTAGGACGCCTGCGAGGGCCTTCACGTTGAGGGCAACGATCGAGTTGAAGCGAGCCTTGTCCGCCAGGCTCCGGGACTCGTCGATCTCCTTCAGGAGCTTGTCCACGACGGCGAGCCCGCCCGCGTTGTTCTTGAGGGTCTGGATCTCGGGCTCCGGCGTCCCCGGGCGCGCAGCCCACAGCTCCTCCCTCTTGCCGTCGGGGCTCACGTAGTTGAAGGCGAGGCCGCCGAACTTGTCTTCCGCCTTCTCGGCTGCGGCCCGCCGGGTCTTTACGTCCTCCAGCTCCGTCGTGTCCGCGGCGCCGGCGGTCGAAGCCATGAGCCCGAGGCGCTTCATGGGGTCGTAATCGCTCTTGCTCTCGGTGCGGGTGCGCTGGGTCTCCTTGCGGACCATCGCGTACTTGTCCGCCATGGCGAGCCTCTCCGCGGCCAGGGCGTGCATGACCTTCGCCCGCTCCAGCTCGAAGCTCGACGGCGTGACGTAGCCCCCCGGAGCGAATCCTCGGGGGCTCTCCATCGAGCGCGCCGCGAGGTCGTCCAGCTCGCCCATCTTCGTCATGAGCGGCGGCTGCGGGGGGTTCACGGCCTCCTGTGCCAGCCTCGCCCCGAGGGCCTCCGCGGGGGTGTCGGGGAGCTGCTGGCGGGCCCACTCCATGTAGTCTTCGCGGGGGCTCATCGGATGTCCTTGGTGGCGCGGGGGCCGCGGAGGGTTTCGAGGGTGCGGCGCTCTTCCTCCTGGAGCTGCCGGAGCACCGCCGGGTCCATCGAGGGGCGCACCGGGGGCGCCGGTGGTGGGGCAGACGCCACGGGGCCTGCGGAGGGCGCCGTGCGAAGCCCCCCGGGGCCCTGCGACGCGCCAGCGCGGGCTTGCATGGCGCCCATGGCACCGGCGGGGATGGGCTCGCGGGTGACGTCCCTGGCGGCGACCTTGCCCTCGAGCGCGGTGAGGGCCTGGAGGTCGCCTTCGAGCCGCTTGAGGTCCGCCTTGTCCTTCGGGGTCAGCGGCCTCTTCGCCTGGAGGGCGCGGGCCTTCTGCTCCGTCTCCTGACGCACCGCCGCGACGCTCGCCGGTGCCACCCCCGCCGCCGGATTCTGCTGATTTTTCTGAAACCACGCGCCGAACTCGGCGGCCTCCTTCGGAGGCAGCCCCCGCGAGGCGACGCCCGCGATCTTGCGGTTGATGCGGTCAAGCTCGCGGGTCTCGAAGGCGTCGAGCTGCTGCCGGTAGAGGTCCCAGTATTCACCGGTCATCCCCCGCTTTTTCTCCAGCGCCGCGAGCTTCTTCTGTTTCTTGTCCTGCCAGCCCTTGTACACGTCGTCGAAGTAGCTCGCGGCGACCTGGGGGGAGGCGAACACCGCGGAGACGGCGCCGAGGATGGTCCGGATGGTCTGGTCCTCGTTGCGCGTGTCCCAGAAGTTTTCCTTGCGGTTCTCCTCGTCGATCTCCCGCTGGATCTGGGTCATCGCCTCCAGCCGGCGCGCGTCGCCCTGCCCCCGGAGCGCACCCGTCCGCGCCGTCAGCTCGTCAGCCGCGGCAGCCCGCTTCGGCTCCAGGTAGCTCGCCAGCGCCGCACCGCGTTCGCGCTCGTCGATCTGGCGCATCTCGCCGCGAGCCACGCCCAGCCGGAGCGCGCGCTCTTCTTCCACCAGCGCCGGGTCGATGGCCTTCCCTTCGAGGGTGACGTTGGTGTCCTTCTCGCTGGCGCTCTGCGTGGCCGTCAGGTCGCGCCGGTTGAGCTTCCCGAGATCCTCGTTCAGCTTCCCGCTGCGGTTCGTGATCGGAGGAGCCGCCGGCACCGGCGGGGCTCCGGTGGGGATGGGCGGCGCGGGCGGTGGCCTCGGGTCCGCGGTCGACGCGGGGGCGGGCGCCGGCGGTGGGGCTGGCTGCGCGTCCATGCGGCTCATCATCCCGTCGCCGCCGCTCTGGTTCTGTTCGCCCGCGCCGCCCTTCGCGAGCCGCATGTCCTCGCGCTCGGGGATCGTCAGGACGAACTGATCCGCGGCGCCACCCTGGGGCAGGGTGAGCGAGGGCGCTTCGCCGTCGTCCTCGTAGAGGTTGTAGACGGGCACCCCGGCGGCGTTCACCTCGCGGCGGTAAGAGTTGTAAGGCACGGCTCACCCTCCCTTCGCGGCGCTGGAGGCCGCGCCGAAGCCCTTCTCGAAGAGCTGTGCCCGCTGCGCCCTCGCCTCGCGCTTGCTCTTGAGCTGCTCCTGGTTGGCCATGTTCGCGGCCTCCATGTTGGCGAGCGAGCGTTGCTGCTCGCCCTGGAACGATGCGCCCTCGACGCCTTGCCGAGCCCCGAGGAAGTCACGCCCACGACCGGCGGCCATCTCCTGCGCCCTCGCGTCGCCCGCCCGGAGCCGCGAGGCCATGTCACCCATGGCGCTCATGGCAGCAAGCTGCTCCTGCTGCCCGAGCTGCGCCGCGGTGGCGCTGGCCTGCTGCTGGGCCTGGGCGCCAGTCTGCTGGGCCATGCGCTGCGCCAGGAGCTGGTTCCCGCCGCCCCCGCGGGCGCTGGCGGCGAGCTGGTTCGCCTGCATCTGCGCGGTGTTGGCGCCCTGCATCGCCATCTGTCGCGCCACGCTGGGGCCCTCGCCGCGGCTCATCTGCTCGTAAGCGTTGAAGGTCTGGCGCTCCAGCCCGCGGCCCTCCAGGCCCGCTTGCTCGAAGCGCTGCGAGGCGCCGTAGCCCTCGTCCAGCCGGCGCCCGTACTCGTCCACGCGAGCACCCTGCGCGCCCTTGTCGCCGCCCCAGTAGACCTGATCCGCGGTGGCTGGCGTGTAGGTGCCCGCCTGGCCCGTGTAGGTGTCGAGGAAGGCCTCCGCGACGGGGATCCCCAGCGCGTACGATCCAGCCTTTTTTAGCGTATCCCAGACGGCCATGGTTACCTCGTGTTCGCCTTCTGCGCCTTGTCGACGCCTTGCTTCTGCCCGACCTCCAGAGACAGCCCGCTGTAGCGAAAGCCCGTGGGGTTCTCGGGCACCGACACCGCCGGCGCCGTGTCGCTGAGCTTGAGCCGGATCGACTGGCACTTTTGCGTGGCCATCCCGACTACAAGGCGCTCGCGCGGTAGCCCCTGGAGCGCCGCGACGTCGCCTGCGCTCCAGGTCTCCGTCTGGACCGGGGTGGTGTCGTCGCCATCGACGTAGACCTGCAAGCTCAGCCCGTGGGCGCTCATCTGGCGTAGCTCCAGGACCGCGCGCCACACCCGCTGGAATCCCCCGAGCGCACCCACCCGGAGCCATGGCGTGGCGAGGGTGCCGGTGATCCACTGCGCGCCGCCGCCGATGCCATCGTAGCCCGGGGTAGCGCCGTCGCCCTCCAGGCAGGGGCCGTTGGTGGCCGTGACGAGGGAGCCCTGCCAGATGGCAGCGCGTACCGTCGCCGGGTCTTCCTCGGTGCTCCAGGTGGACCACGAGCCGGCGCCATCGGGGCCCGTGTGCCGGTAGTCGTACACCAGGATCTGAGGGGTGCCGGTCTCTGAGGTGGCGACGACGAAGACCACCCGCTCCTGCGCCGCGTCCACCTGGACGTCGAGGGTCACCGGGTTGGCGTCGGTGATGTCGCGCACGGCGCCGCCGATGTCGATGATGCTGCGGCCTCGGGTGAGGATCTTGAAGCCGTCGGGGTCGCGGTAGATCACGCCATCCCGGAAGACCGCGATGCTCCTCCCGCTCGTGCAACCCGCGCTGCTCTGGAGCGCCTGCGGCGAGGGCCAGGGGGGCTGTCCCGTGTCGCCAGGGCCGGCGCCGGCATCGAGGAGGAAGATCCTCCGCTCGCTGAAGATGACCAGCGCGCCGTCGAGCCATGCGGTCCCCACCAGCCGCTCGTCGACCTCATCGAGGGAGATCCGGAGCACCGCCGAGAACGCGGGGGCCTCGGCTGCGACGATCTCCCGCGACGGCCACACCTCGGCGCTCTCGGCGCTGGTGAGCCACACGCGCCGCGCGGCCACCTGGACGTGTCGGGCCGGCGGGGGCGTCTCGTTTTCGAGGATGCCGCCGGCGGTGTAGAGCCCGGGGCGACCGGCGGCGAGCAGGACCGCATCCGTCTCGTCATCCTGAAAGGCGAGCGTCGCGGCGCCGGGGTCGTTGACCTCGCCGTTCCCGTCGAGGCGGTAGTACACCGTCCCGTTGGCCAGCGTCCGGAAGACCGCGAGGCGTGGGCGCGTCAGGGTGCCGTCCGCCTTGCTGCCGCGGCGCGTGATGCCCGTGGTCTTGACGTCGAAGTCCACGAGAGCGTTGGTGCCGCTCCCGCTGCTGATGGTCGCGGTGAACGGCGCGCTCAGCCGGCTCCGGTGGATCTGCCCCTGGGCGTCGATCCACTCCCAGATCATCAGGTAGCTGTAGACGTTGTCCGGCGTCCCAGCGGCAGGGCCGGAGGCTCCATACGTCAGGGCCACGGACCCCACGAGCTGCGGAGGCTCCAGGAACGCGATCTCCACCGCGCTCTGGCCGTCGTACTGAACCGGGAGCGCGCTCGTCAAGTGGAGGAGCCGGGCCCCGTGCGCCCACGACCACAGCCCGTCCACCGTGCGCCCCGACCGGAGCCGCACCACGTCCACCCACGCGGCGGCGCCGGGGGTGCCCGCGGGCTCTTCCGGGTTGGCCGCGTTGATGACCAGGGGCAGGTACGCATCGCCATCGCTGGTGGTCTGGACCCACGCCAGGTGTTCATCCGTCGTGGCGACGTCGAGGCCGATCCCGTCGAGGGGGGCGAGGCTGCCTTCGAGGGCCACCGGGTAGTCTCCGCCGATGGCGTCGAAGCGGCGCGAGAGGTTCAGGAGCGCATAGCCGTAGTTCTCGCCCACGTCGACGGCGCCGGTTCGGTACCGACAGACGAGCGCGTACAGGGATCCGCCGAGGCGAAACGGCTTCGTCTGGAGGCCCACCCAGTAGATGCGCCGGAGGCTCATGAGACCGGCGCCTAGCGTGTCGAACGCGCGCAGGGCGAGCGAGGCGTACCCGCTGGAATCCTCGGCGCCGATGAGGACGAAGCTGCGATTCTGGTCGTCGAATTGCGCGGCCAGGTTGCGCACAATGTTGAAGGTGGCGAGGGGCTCCACCTGCCAGTCCGCCAGCGCCGTGACCAGGGTGCTCTCGATGTAGTGCTTGGCCCGGACGTCGAGGCGGTCATCCCAGGCCAAGAGCAGAAAGTTGTACCCGATGCGGAACCCCAGCGAGAGCCGCGTGCCGCTCCGCCCCAGCTCCGCCGCGGTGGCGTCCACGGCTGCGGTCGCGTTATCGATGCGTCGCAGCGCCACATCGCCGCCCGGCGTGGCGCCCTGCGCGGCGATGGCCCATTTGCCAGCGATGGTGGGGATCGCATCCCAGCTCGCGGGGGTGAAGGAGTAGGCACCGCCGACGCTCGCCGTCGAGGTCGCCAACGTGGTGGGGTTGAGGGTCGCCCGCCGGAGCTGGTTGACACTGGTGATCCAGACCACCGTGAACAGCCCGTCGCCGCAGGTAAAGAGGACGTATTTCCCGGCCAGCGCCGAGGACACCAGCAGGGTGTTGTCGAGCAGCACGGCGCCGGTGGCCCGGTCGACGATGCGCGCGTAAGCGTTGCCGGCCACGGTGTAGAGGATCATCTCGACGGCGCCGACGCGCGCCACCTGGGTCACGTCGCTGTCCAGGTCCGTCTCGCCGCGTACCCCGGGGTAGCGCTCGACGCTGAGCTGAGGGACGCCGGTCTTGGGCGCCCACTTCACCGCCGAGGGGCTGTAGCTCCAGAGGTAGGCGCCGGGCTCGCCCGGCTGCGTCGAGGTCTCCTGCGCGCGGGTACCGACGGCGACCAGCTCCTGGCCGCCGACGGCCACGAGGTCTGTGCTGGTCCCGAAGGCGTAGCCGTCCAGCACCGCGGACGACATCGCCACGAGCCCGGCGCGCTTCTCGATCTGACCGGTTTTCGTGTACCGGAGGTTGTTCAACGTGTGGAACTGGCTCGCGAGCCCCCCGGGGCCCGGGACCGTGGCCCACTCGCCGCGGGACTGGTCGAGCCCCCCGATGGGCTGGACCTCCAGGACGGTCTTCGCCAGGCTCACGGCCACACCCACAGGTCAACGGTGACGGCGCCGGAGGCCACCAGCGTCAGCGTGCGCGCTGACACCGCGGTCTCCGTCACGGACGCCGCGGCGGCGCCTCGAGCGCGCACCACGAGCCAGCCCGAGGGCGTTGCGCCGAGTCCGTGGTTGACCGCGGTGGGGGTCGCGGAGAGGTCCACGTCCGTCAGCAGCACGCCGTCTCGGGCAACGGGTGGCAGCCGAAGCGTCAGCCTGAGGGCGTCGCGCCACTGCCCGAGCAGGCGAATCATATCCGCCGCGCTGCGGGCTCCGTCGAGGGTGGGCAGCTCGATGCTCATGGGCGGGGGTACCTCTCGCGCCGAGCCCGGCCCCACCGGACGTCACGGACCTGCATGGGCTGGTGCCCGTCGCGGTCGCTGGCGAGGCCCCGGATCTGCTCCTCGATGTCGGCCTTCTTCGCCCTCCACACCGCGACCGTGCTGTCCTCCTGCATGGCCGCGATCTGCTCGGCCGCGTGGGCCACGATGTATTCATCGAAGCCGTTGATGCCGTCGTACAGGGGCGCGCTGGAGCTGGTCTCGTTGGAGAGGTCGAGGGTGGGGAGGTAGATCGTCCGGACGTTCCACACCGCGCGCGGCGCCGGGTAGAGGCCGATCTCCGCAAGCTGCGTCGTGGTCGTCTCGTGCTGCCGCCCGGTGAGGGCGTACCGCACGTCATGGATGCTGTCCCCGGTGAGGCTCTCCTGGAGCGCCCAGTCGCCAGGGTTCATCCGCTTCAGCTCGTACCAGGTCGCGCCGGTGGGCTGGACCGTGCCCGAGGGCGACCCCCCGGGGGTCTCGCTGATCATCAGCGAAACCAGCCGGTAAAAGTTCTGCGGGAACGGGTACCGCTTCACGCCGATGGTGGTGTTGAAGCCCCATTCGGTCGCGTAGTAGTGCTCGCCGCGGGCTGCGACGAGCAGGTTGTAGAGCCGGTACGCGCCCTCGTTGATGTAGGCGTTGATCTCCGCATCGGAGATGAAGCCCGAGGCGTTGGGCTGCCGCACAGCCGTCCGGATCCTCGTGCGGAGGGACGCTTGAGAGATCGGGATCGGCATGGCAGGTCACTCCTCGTCGCTGTAGTCGTCGCCCTCTTCGTCGTCGTCGCCACACGCCTCTTTCATGAGGCGAAACGCCTTCTTCGCCTTCATCGCGTCGCCGCTCTTGAGCGCGCTGCGGAAGGCAGAGAAGCCCGTCTCGAAGGGGTCGCCCTCGTTCATCTCCTCGCCCGAGGGCTTGCCCCCGAGGATGGCCAAGAGGCCGCCTTTCACGGCCTCACCGTGACGGAGAAGTGGACCCGGTTGTTGGCGTTGGCGGCGATGTTGGTCGCCACCGCGTTCACCCGGTAGAGGATGTCGAAGGTGAGGTTCCCGGAGCTGCTCGCGGTGGCCCCGATGATCGACACATCGATGGGGCTCGCCGCCGCCGCGTTGAGCTGGACGCCCGCGATGGCCTTGACGACGGTGGCGCCTCCGATGCCCTGGATCGTGACCGTCCACCGGCCCGCGGACACGTAGGTCACGGTGAAGCCGGAGCCCCGGAGGGTCGTCGGGGCGTTGGCCGTGTCGGGAGCGAACGACCCCTCGAACAGCTCCGCATCGGGCGTCGCGTGACGCACCGGAGACTGCGCCTTGCCCGAGGCCATAAGCTGATCCCCGTGAGGCTGAAGCGCCCGTTGTACGCGGGGGCGTCGCAATAGAGATTCCCGAACGTCGCCAGGCGGGCCTGCATGGCGTCGTTGTCGCCCTCGCGCAGCCAGATGCCCTTGCCGTCGTCGTCCACGATGCTGAACGGGTCGCCGAGGGTGTTGAACGTCCACGTGTCCATGCTGAGCGCCCAGCCCGTGTCGAGCTGGCAGCAGGGGTCGGAGACCACACGCGCCTGCCCGCCCTGGCCTTCTACGAGGATGCCCTTGAAGGACACACCCGCGTCGGTCTTGATGTCGACGTACTGGCGCTTCGCCCCCAGCTCGTCGCAGAGGCGCTTGTACCTCTGCGGGTGAAGCAGGATCGTGTCCGGGGCGCCGCCGGCCATGTAGACCCTTTCGAGGATCGCGGTGATGGCGCCCTCGACGGTCGAGTAGGTGTAGCCCGTGGTGGTGGGGGTGATGCGGCAGCCCGCGAGGCGCTCGGTGTCGAGGGTCCGGACCACGCCAAAGAAGGCCGTGGCGCTCACGGTCGCGGGGATCCAGGCGTCGAGCCCGGTCATGGTGGCGCCGAAGTCTCCCTGCCGGAACAGGTACCAGTTGGCCGCGAGGGAGTTGATGCCCGTCGCAGCATCCCAGTTGGCGGAGGCGTCGTTGGTGAGGGTGCCGGTGTCGCGGTTGATGCTGACGATCTTCGCCGCTGCGCCGCCGGCGGTGGCCGCGCCGGAGGTGCCATCGGCCGCGGACCCGTCCAAGACCATGCCGGCCTCGAACCACACGATGTCCTTGGGGTTGAGCAGCGTGATGGTGCTGGAGGCCATGCCGCTGGTGACCTGGGCGCGGGCGCCGCCGCCGTTGCCGAAGATGCCTTTGCAGATCGACCGCTCGGCGGTGTTCTTCATGCCGCGGATCACGGCTTCGACGGCGCTCACGACGGCGCCGGAATTGTCCTTCGCGGCGCGGACCAGCTCCGTCTCGATGGAGGCGGTCGCGTAGTCCTTCTTGCGGGTGACGGCGAACCGGCGGAAGCCCGAGGGGCCCCGGTTGGCGAGCGCGCTGGAGAAGGTGGCGGACCCGCCGGGCTCCGGCGAGTAGCGCAGGGGAACTTCGTGGGTGAGCCCGTTGAAGTTCTTCTTCTTCCGCAACATGTCCCAGAAGGGCTTGCGGGTGTAGAGCTGCTCGTTGCGAAGCTGCTCGTAAACGTCCTTGAGGATCTCTGCGACGTTCGACGTCGTTGAAGGTGCGGGCACGGCTTGCTCCCCGCCGCTCTCTGGCGGCGTTGGTTCTCGGGGTGGGCTCGCGCTCGTGGCGCTCCGGTTTTGACGACTGGGTACGTCCGCGTGGCCGGCACGCGAGGCCCCGAGAGGGGCAAGTGGCGTCTATCTTAACAGACCCGTCTGATAGGGCAAGCCTATCAGCCCAAGCTCTCCAAGAGCTTGCGCTCCATGCGCTTCCGGAAGGCGTCCATGTCCTCGGCCTCCTCGGGCGTGGCACCCGCGGGCGTCGAGGCGTCGCGGTTCGTCAGCCCCGCCGGGCTCTTCTTCCCGGGCGGCGGTGCCTCGGGAGGCGGCGGGAGAAGGCGCTTCTTCAGCCGCTCGACCTTGGGCTTCTGCATGTTGACGAGGAGCTTGCCCAGCTCACCGAAGGTCGGCGGGCGGCCGAGTTCTTCGCGGAGTTGCGGGGCGAGGCGCCGCGCGAGGTCGAGCTTCTCCTCATCGTCGAGCACGTCCAGCTCCGGGGCGTTCAGCTCCCGGAAGTATTGCAGCAGGCCCGCCTCCTCGCGTTGCATCTGGGCCTGGCGCTGGCTCTGGTCGAAGTCGTCGAGGCGCTTCTTCAGGGCCTCAAGCTCCTGGTCGCGGCGCTGGAGTTCGCTCTTCAGCTTCGCCTCCTTCGCGGTCGCCTCCGGGTTCAGGCGCTTCTCCACCAGGCGATCGAAGTAATCCTCGCCCATGGCCTCGCGCAGCGCGTCCTCGTCGCCGCTGCGGAGCCGCTCCAGGATCGCGCGCTCTGCCTTGAACGCCTCGCGCTCCTGCTGCAACGCGCTCTTCTCGCTCTGGAGGGCGGCGAGCTTCTCCTGGTGGGCCTTCTTCTTCCGGTTGAGCGCCGTGAACGCCTTGGTCAGGGCCTCATCACTGGGCTCCTTCTCCTCGGGCTCCGGTGCGGGCGGTGGGGCCTCGCCCTCGACGGGGGGCGCAGCTTCGGTGGTCTCGTCAACGGGGGTGGCTTCAAAGTCGCTCATGCCATCATCTCCTGGGGAGGGGTCATCTCGGGCATCATCTCGGGAGGCAGCTCACCCTCGACGGGCGGCATCTCCTCGGCGGGCATCTCGGTGGGCGGGGGTGCGCCGCCCTCGGGGGGTGGGGGCGGTGCCTTGAGGTCGGTGATCGCCTGGATGTACCGGCGGACCAGCTCCAGGCGGTCCTCGCTGGCGCCATCGACCACCGCCTGGCAGTAGTGCTGGCCGGCAAGCTGGAGCGCGAGGTCGAGGGGAAAGAAGGGCTCCGGCGACTGGGGCACCCCATCGCGGATCATCTCCAACATCTGCATCTCGATGACCCGGCGCGGGGCGGTCGCGGTCTTGTTCAGCGCCTTGACGTCGGGCAGGTCGAGGTTTTCCCGGAACTCCTCGGGGCTCAGCACGCCGGCGTTCATCAGCTCCTCCAGGGCGGCGGCCTTCGCTGCGGGCGTGCTCGGGAGGATCGACACCGGCGCCGCAACCATCTCCAGCCCGTCGTCGGGGAGGTCGATCTCTTTCCAGCGGAGGCTCACCACCTTGCGCTCGCGCGGGTCGCTGAAGATCACCCTCACGTCGGGGCGCACCTCGGCCACGGCGCGCTGAGCACGGACCAGCGCCATCCCCAAGGCCAGGTAGCTCTGCGCGCGGAGGTCGCTCCCCTCGCGCAAGTTGCCTTCCTGCTGGTCGGCGAAGATCCGGAGGCTCCGACCGCTCTGGAGCCCCGCGGGCTTGGTCGAGCTGGCCGCGTACTGGCTGACGCCGCTCGTCTCGTACATCGACTGGGCGATGCTGTCGGCGTAGCGCGAGGACTCGGCGGTGAGGCCCTGCGCCGTCTGAATGATCGGAGGGGTGCCCCGGTACTTGAGCATCTTCATCGGGGAGTTATCGATCTGCCCCACCTCGACCTCGGACGACTTCTCCACCAGGAGCGTCGGCCACGCGCCCAGCTTCACCGTCTCACTCATGGCGCTCATGATGTCGTTGAGTTCCATCTGCTGGCCGGCGACCTCGTGGGCGAGCCCATCCCCCCAGAAGCCCGACAGGGGCGCCGCGTGCTGGAACCTCACCAGCGGGGGCACGTCGTACAGGTACGGCTCATCGATGAGCGTGGCGCTGCTGACGGCCACCACGTGCCGGCCCATGTCGCCGTCCGGGTCGAGGTACCATGCCTCAATGACGCGCACCGGGTCGCTCATCCCGTCGAGCCAGCCCGCCCACTCGGGACGGTCCGTGGTCGCGTCGAAGATGTCCTTGGCGTGCTTGGGCCAGAGCGCGATCAGGTGAGCGCGGTCGATCCAGCGGACTTGGTAGTAGCAGCGGGGCTCGCCATAGAGCCCGTCGAGAGGATCCACGTAGACCTCCCAGGGGTAGACCCTCTCCACACACACGCGGGGGTTCTTGGTGTGCAGGAGCGGGCTCACCTTCACGAATCCGTCGCCGAACGTGAGCGCGTGGCGTTGCGCGAGGTTGGCGTAGCTGTCGACCTTGTTGGAGAGGAACAGCCCGTGGACCGCGGTGTTCAACTCCTCGAGCTTCTGCCTCAGCTCGAAGTCGCCCCCATCGGAGCAGTAGAAGGGGCGCGGGATGGTCGAGATCAGGCGCGCGTGCGCCGTCGACACCAGCCGGCGCAGGACGTTGCGCGGCACCCGGTAGTCTTGCTCCCGGTCGATGGTGCGCCCGCCCCACATGCACTGGCGGTCGTGCTCATCGTGCAGCAGCGCGAGGATCCGGTAGTAGTCGATCCTCTGCCGGTCGTGGGCCATCGCCAGATCCAGCGCGGTGGTGAGGGTGCCATGGACGTCGTCTTTGTCGACGAACCACCAGCGGCGGTCGAGCCTGTTCAGGATTGCCTTCGATACCATGGCTTGTTCTTCTCCTCGTTCGCGCGGGCTTCGAGCTTGGCGATCAGGGACGCCTCCAGGGCGTCGATGGGGTAGACGGGAGCA